ACTTACATGTGTAAGATGTCAGTCGGATCCTGTATTATAGCAAGTATTTCGTCATCATTCAAGAGTCTTAAATCACCACCGTCAATTTTTAATCTTGAGCCTGCATATCGTGCAAAGATCACCCAATCACCTTTTTGACACCATGGTCCTTCAGGAAACTTAGCTGTATCTCCATACGCATCAGGGCCAGTGGCCACTACATAACCGCAAACGGTTGCTAACTGCTCTCTTTCACGTGTTTGATCAGATAAAATAACTCCACCTTTTGTGCGTTCTGCGCCTAAATAAGGTAAAATTAAAATCCTCCAACCAGTGGGACGAGGTAGTTTTTCAGCAATATCGCTGTCAATATTATCAGGGTCCAGGTATTTAGATTCTCTTGTTCCATATATTTCTTCTACTTTCTTTTGGTTTTTTTCTAATTCTTCAATTGTTTTTCCTTCTTCTGCAACTTTTATTTTTTCTTTTTTTCTGGCTTTCGCCATGTGCGTGGGCAATATTAAATCACTCATCGTTGTGTTCTCCTTTTTTTAAGATTTCTTTTATCTCATCTTCTATTTCTTCTAAAATGCGATATTGACCAATCATAAAATTATAGTCAGCTCTTTCTGTCGTGCTACCTTGCATGACAAAATCTGTCTTCTGTTGTTTTTTGTCGCGAATGATACGAAGTATCTTATCGCTCAACCATAGTCCGTCCATTACTTTATAATTCTGATCTTATTTCTTTATATTTCTTTAGTATACTACCAATGCCGTCATTTGCAACCCCATCTTCAATAATCATCATACCACCGTCCATTTTACCAACACGGCCACCTTCTGCATAAACTGGAGAAAGAAAATTACCTTCATTATCAACTGCATTATTAAATCTATCAAAAGAATAATCATCAACTCTGTCACCTTCACTATCCTCTAAATATCTAACACCTTGCATAAAATCATTTTGTATTTGTAAATCTTCAGGAGTAAAAGAAAAATTAGAGCCTCCTGCTAAAGGAATTAAATTACCACCAGTTTTTGGTGGTCCACCGATGCCTGGTAAAGGAATAACCGGACCAGGTAAGTTGACTCCAGGTCCCGTATAAGTTCCCCCACCTCCGCCTCCAGGACTAGGTGTAAAAACACCTCCGCTAGGTGGTTTAGGCATAATACTAATTGGTTGACCTGGTCTTGGTGTAATTGGTGGTGTTGGACCTACAACCGGTAAAGGAACAATAGGTCCTATTGGAAAAGGAACAGGATTTGGTAATCCAACACCAGGACCTGGTGTAATTGGTCCGCTAGGTGGTTTAGGCATGATACTAATTGGTTTACCTGGTGGCTTAGTTCCAGGTCCTGTAAAAGTACTTCCGGGTGCTGACGCAAGATCTAATTGATAAGACATCATTTGATAAGGGTCTTTTGACATTAAAGGTTTATCTGGCCCTGTTTCAACGCCTAATAGTTCAGCGTCAGTTGCATCTCTCATAGATAATTTAAGTAAATCACGAATTGGAATTTGATTTGTTTTACTATAAGGACGAGGGTCTGCTTTAGTTTCAATAGGCATTACATTTTTAGCAGCAAAAATACTTTGGTCAGGTCCACCAGGCATAAAAGCTTGACGATAAGGAACATCTAAAAGTTTAGCGTACTGATCAGCAATGATTCCAGTTTTAACATTTGGCATTACTGCTCCAACTCCAGAATCGTAAATAATATCATATTCCATAGGTGGTGGTGGTGCAGGCTGTTGACTTCCGCCGCCTCCGCCGCCTCCGCCGCCAGCTCCTTCACCTGGAACGCCGGGTCTTCCTCCCACGCCTACGGGATTCCCTTGACCGTCTGTTACTGTTCCTCCACCCCATCCTACTGTTCCTGGAGGATTATCTGGTCGTGTTCGAGGATCTCTATTACCTCCTCCTCCCATGTTTCCACCGGGTCCTCTGTTTCCTGGAGCGTCTGGACTACTCATTACTGTTGTCTTCCATTAGGGTTTAAAATATTAGCAGTTGTTTTTTCAAGATTGGCTGTAATTTTTTCTGCCTTATCCATCATTTTATTTTTAGAATCTTTTTCTAATTTTTCTGCAGCAATTGCTGAACGAATAGCTAGTGCATCTTTTTGTTGATCAATTCGATCTTCATCCGTTTCTTTTCGGTCATCAGCTTTACGTTCTTCAAGTTCTAATTTTAGTTGCGCTTCTTGAGATTTACGTTCCATATCTTGTTCTTTTAATTCTAGCTCTTCTTTTTTCAATTCAACAAGAGGGTCTTGCATAGAGTCTTTTAAAGCTTCTTCTAACTCAGTTACAAAGTTATCAATTAATTCAGCTTCACGCTCTGCAACTCTGTTTTGCATTTCCATCATCATTTGTTGTTGCATCATTTGTTGTTGTTCAGGAGGTATTTGCATCATTTGTTGCTGCACTTCTGCTTGAACTTCTTCTTGAGCTTTTAATGAAATATGTTGCATAACATGAGCTTGAATGTTTGCCATTGCCACGGGATTGCTTTTAACAACTGTACTTGTCATCAATGAAAAATGAGACGCAATATGAGCGTCGTGATTTTGTCCTTGAAAAGCTTGTGCGGGCATTCCTGCCAATAAATCTGAATTTTCAGTTGCAGGATCTTTTGGCTGCGGCTGCGGTGGTGGAGGCATAAGTGCTTCTATATTTTGCACCCCCATTGCTTCGTACATCCTTCTATATGCCTCTGGTAGACTATGCATTTCAGGAGCAGCTTGGGCAAGTTGCAATTGTTGTTGTGCAAGAGTTACACGTTGCGTGACTGAAAATATATTTGGATCTGATACAGGTATGACATCTATTCTTTCATCAAAATCCTGTGCTTTTACTGCTTGATTTCCACCTATAACTTGATACGGATAAATATCAGGCAATGTTTCAGCAAATAATTTTGCTAATAATTTAAACTCTTTTCCTTGAGCCATGTGCATTCTTTTGTGAATTGCAGACATAACTTTCATTCCTCTTTCAAGAAGAGCCATAGTTGTACCAACAGGATTTACTTCATTACCTTCACCAAGTTTCATATCAGCAACAGCAGCAAATGATTTACCACTTTCAATAACAAAACCTAATAAATTAAATAACGTTCCTGATGGTTCTTTGTAAGGTAATGGAACTAATGAATTACGAATGTCTCCAGCAGGAGCATCAACATCTCTAAACTCACCTGGTACTAAAGGTTGATCATCGTCCCTAATTCTAAGCCCTCTTGCTTTGAAACCAGCTGGTAAATTAACAAGTGTTCCGGCATCGATAAGCTGTCGTAATATAGAGGTGGCGGTTTTTGTGAGACCACCAAGCATATGAATAAGACCAAAACCATAGAAACCAAGACCTGGCAAGAACTTGTAATGTACGAAATATTGTTTTTTAGTTTTGAGTGGATCTTGTTCATTCCAGTTTCTACGTATTGATAAAATTTCCCCTGAGTTGTCTTCAATAGTTACAATGTATGGTAAACTAATTCCAGTCTCTTCGCCTGCCTCATTGGCATCTTCATAACCTGGCAGGTCTAGATCAACATGCATTTCTAATAAAGTATGAACATTATCTTTTGTATAAGCTTTTTTACGACCATCAAGTTCATCAATTTTTTCTTTAACTTTACTTGGATCATTATCTTTAGGATCTTCTAAATCTATATCACGATAGAATCCTGATACTTGAAACTTACGTAATTCATTTGACATCATTTTTACAACGTGAGTAATTCTTGCACACGTCATTAAATCAGTCGCCTCGTATGGAACAACTAAATCTTCTGATGACACAAACTTAGAAACAGGTCGTCCTAGTGTATTATCAAAATAAATTTTACGAAACGCCGAACCTGATAAGGGTAAGTGAAAAAGCATTTGATCAAGCTCGGGTTCGTATTCTTCCATGACGTGGGTTAGTTGATAATTCATAAATTCTTTAACGCGACCAGATTGCGCCTCAACTTGAGGATTAATCATACCCATAACTTGAGTTTTTACAGGGCCGCCTGCAGGAAATAATTCTTTGTAAGACTGTGCTTGAAACTGTGTTACTGATTCTGCAAGTAAAGGATGTGACACACCTGACGCACCAGGAAATGGATTTGATCTTTCTTCATATTTCATGCCAAGTAAATCTAATCCCTCGGCATAAGTTGACGACCATTCTTCTCTTGAATCTCTGTCACCTTCGTACGCTTCTACTAAGTCTCTTGATATAACATCCAGATCACCATCACTTAAAAAGTCTGCTAAGTTTTCAGTGTGGCCTTCTGACATTTGAACTTCTGGACCAAAATTAATTGTAGCTCCACCATCAGCATCAAGCTGAGGATCACCTTCCATAACATCAACTTCTTCTGCTCGCATATCGAACTTCATTTGTTCTTTAAGCGGCATCTCTCTATCTATAGCCATATCAGCCTCTCATCATTGACATGATACCTTCTTGTGAAGGTGCTCTTGCTGTTTGTACAGCTCCTTGTGATTGTATTTCTCTCATCAATTCTTCAGGATCAGTTTGCATTGCATCAGGATCTAACATGTCATCATCTTCCATACTTGTCATCATACCAGAGGTATCCAAACCTCCTAATCCAGAAGCTAAATTTTTGCTATCTAAAGATTCTAGTTTTCTAGACATAACTACAAATTCTTCAGTCGTTAAAGCTTGTTCTAATAAAGGAATTGCTTCTTCTCCCATTTGCATAAGAAGCATTATAGATGTGTTTATTTTTTTCTCTGGATCATCAATTGATTGAATCATGTCTACCAGTTGTGGGGAACTGTTTCCTGGCTCCATTGGACCAACAGCATCCGGCATATCACCACTGCCTCCAAGAGCATAATTAATTCTTCCACCGTTTTTTTGTCTTACTCTAGCATCATTTTTATTTAAACCTATTGCTTTTAAAGCAGGTGCAATTTCAAGATAAGGTTTTCCACCGTACGTACTATTAAAAGCGTCACGAGCAGATTTACTAATCTTAGCGGTGCTTTGAAGTCCTAAAAATGTAGCGGTCATGATAATTACCCTTATAATGCTAACCCAGAATACTGTTTTTATTGCTTTGCGTCAACTTCCTTTTCATCTAGCCTGTCCCAAAATTCGTCCAAGGCATTATGTTCGCAGTTTGAACACTTGCATACAGCGCACTGACCATTATTACTGCAATGACATCCGTGGTGACAATTACGACACAACATCTGTTAGCACTTCCAACGTTTACGAGCCTGACGTAACCTAGAATTAGGATCTGCTGCTGCTTTTGGAAACTTTTTCATCTGTCCTGCACTACGTGCGCAGTAAGATTTTCTTCTATTTGCAGCTTTACTGCCTTTTTTAACTTTACCTGTAACTGCTGTTTTAAGTTTTGAACCAGGATTGTCTTTTCTATAACGTGCAACACCAGCTTTAGTCATGCCTGCGCCTGATTTAGTAGATCTAAAGTATTTTTTAGTCTTTGGTGGTTGTTTATCTGGTTTTCTTGCCATGTTTTTTCCTTATAGCTTCTTTTCCTTGTTTAAATATACGTGCAACCTCTGATTTTCCCATTACTTTAGCACGTTGTTCTCCAACTGTTAAGATTTGAATTTTGCGCGCAAACGGTTTAGATACCTTTTTGACCTTCGCCACAGTCTTCCGGGCATCTTGCGGAGTCGCGAACGCAATACGTACAGTGTCCTTCGGATTTTCATCAGTGTAAAGTCTCCTCCCTGACCCTTTTGGCTTTTTACCCGTTCCTTTTACTGGATCTTTTGCCATTTTTTATAACACCTTTTAAGGTTTTAGCTTGTTTTGCATGCAGCTTAGATGCTTTTTCTAAACCTTTAACAACTTTTTTTATTTTTTTAACTTTATTTTTCATATATTCTCCTGTTTGTAGTCTACTTATAGGAAAATTTTTATAAGTAGATGTTATCCATTCATTTCCTATTTTTGTTGGCTTCATGGTTTTCTTAAATGTTGTCTGTAATTACTCATTGAACCTCCGTTTGCAGCTTTTTTACGTTTTGCAAACGTAGCTACATTTGTTGGTTTACCTCCTGGATTACCTGCAGCTCGTTTTCGTCTGACAGCACTCGCCTTTTGCGACTTTGTCATCCGTGTGGCTTTTGCAAGTGGTACGCATTTTGGATACTTCCTCTTTGATCCCTTGCTTCTCCCGCATGGCTGGTATTTCCCATTCTTCTTGGGTGCTCCAATGTCCACCCACTTCTCTTTGACCCATGCTCTTAAACCTTTTTTCGCCATCAGACATACTTGGTTACTTTACGACGGTTATTCATAACCGCACCACAACCTTTGGCAATCTTACCTGGTGATCCACCGTTCTTTAAACCAACTCTTCCCCCGTCAGCTTTTTTATTTTTCTTACCACCTGGAGTAATTTTTCCTGAACACACACCGGACGCATACATATTAGCGTACGCTGAAGGATAGACCTTGAACTTACGCTTCGCTGCTGCTTTTCCTTTTGCACAAAGTTTTGCCATTATCTAGCGCGACCGCCTTTTTTCATAGCGAGACCACCTTTTTTCGCGTAACCCATATTGTTTCTTACTTTCATAGGCAATTTAGCCAAACCTGGATTTTTAGTTTTATCAACTTTTTTAAAACCAACTTTGCCTCCTGGTTTCAGAGCTTGACGCCCTCCTTTAGGCCCTTGTCTTTTTCCTGGTTTATCTAAACCTAAATTTTTCATAAGCGATTTATTATTTACAAGTTCTGTCTCTTTTGTAAGTACAGATTTTCCTTTTTTTGTCTTAACATCTTTGCCTTGTTTATCTTTAAGGCTTTTTTGTTTTACTATAGCTAATCCCATGTCTGTAGTTCTCCCTAATTGTGAACGGTTAATCATCGAATATAATAATCGATTATTTCTGCTCTTTCAAGCCGTAAAAGTAATTATCGTCGTCACCCGCTGTCCATTTGCTTTCGGTCTCTACATTGTATTCAATAGTTGATACCTTAAAGTCAGGAGTCTTTAGTTCTGAAGGACTTAGCGATTTATCATAGAATAAGCAACGATTGTTAGGCTGCGCTGCAAAGTGTCCGTTGTCCAATAACAAAATGTTAAAAGACTTATGTTCCTCTGGTATTTCAGCATAGCCAGTGTTTAATATATTTTTGTCCTGATGACAGTTGTCAATGGTAAACAGATACTCCCCTGTATGCCACTTCTTAGAAGGTGATAAGTATTTTGTTTTGCAGCCAGAGATTGCTGCTTTCTCAATTACAGTCAAACCATAATCAAATGCATCCCACAATTCTAATTCTTCAAGTGGTAAATCTAGTTCTGTAGGTTCAGCTACAAAAGCGGAAATCGGAAGTTTATCATAAAGCGCACCGTACTCTGGCAAGTAGGTTTCAAAGTACAACGCTCTGCCTTGTATTGATTTGCATGTAACCCACACACCTTCAGTAAACTCGCCGTGACCTTTTTGTAAATCATACAGATATTGTTTTTTGACATGAACTTTTATTGGTGGAACGTTTGCTACTAAAAATGACATTATGACACCTGCTTTGCTATATCTCTAATGAAACTATTTATCTTATATAACTTAGTGCCGTCAGGATATATTTCAACATAATTTTCTGGTTTCACTAAACCACCTTTTTTAAACCCAACACGGCCACCATCTTTTATTCCCTGAACATCTGAGTATCCTAGTCCTCTTCTTACGCTACTGTCTATAGCTAAATCAACCTGTCTTTGTAAATCATCTATCTGTTCTAAAAAAGGTAAAGTACCTTTTCTTTTTACTTGCATCCTTTTAGGTAAAAAAGGAAGTCCAGTCGTATCTGTGTAGTAACCTGCTTTGTCTACAGTGTCTAAATATTGTTGCCACTTTACTTGCATTCTCTTCATGAGACGTTGCCTAGTAGGCTTGTCTTTTGCATTTTTAATTTGATCAGCAAGTTTTTTAAAACCTTTATGAGGTTTCTCAAACAGATTGGCTTTTGTTACTTGATTAAATTCTCTAGAAGTAATCTGTAAATTTTTTATTGTTTGAGCATCTATTTTATTTTTAGAATTAACGAAAGCCATAATATGATCAATGTTTTGCGGATTATCAGGAAAAGTTTGATTGTATATTCTTACAGTTTCTTTTGCTCTTTTATATAGATCTTTATCAGACTGTAAAACATTAGGATTATTTAGCCATTGTTTAATGGCAGCTTCTTTTTGTGCTTTACTCATGCTTACTGTTTGAGGCGCGTCAAAATTAAACCTAGGGTTGTCAACTAACCCTTCGTTTTTTTTAAATTGATTCACAGCAGTGTTAAAATCTTTAGAATTTATACCTAGTTCTTCAGCATATTTTTCTAAAGTAAATCTTTCTCCTGAAGCTCCTGAACCTCTTTTTCCATTATAGGCTTGTTCCAATCCAATCAAAAAATCTTCTTTTGCTTTTGGATTGTTTTCTGGAAATAAAAATGTTTTTCTATCATCTCCATACACCACTGGTTGACCTTTTTCATTTGCTCTAGTCTGAGCTTTTTTTAAATTAGTGGCTTTTCTTGTTTCGACAGCAGCAGCTTGAGCTTCATCCGTGTATAATGTTCTAGACCTAATTGTTGATTGATCCTTTACAAAAGGTATATCTCTAAACCCAGGTTCTTTCAATAATGGTGTAATTTGGTTATTATTAGTCATACCAAGTTTAGCAAAAACATCTTTTTGAAAAGGTGGCACACCATTAACTGTCATTTCATCAAAAGTTTTTTGAACTAAATTTAAAAACTCTGGAGATCTTCTTAATCTACTTTTTTCTTGATTTGATTTTGCATTTTTAATTTGAGTTAAAATATCTGTTCCCTTGTCTGCTCCCAAAGAAATTTTACCTGTTTGATCTTCGTCAAATTTTTTTATAGCTTGAGAAGCTTTTGTTTTGCCTACAGTAGCTGCTGTACGATACGGCGCAGAAAGAGCATTACCTGGGCTTCCCAACATTCCACCACCAGATTCAAACATTGCAGCTAATTCTCTGCCTAGTCTTTCATTACCTGTAACATCTCCTACAGCACCTGAAGCACCATATCCTAAACTCATAATACCTCTAAGACCAAGATCACCAGCAGTTGCACCTGCTTGTATTAAGGGTGATAGTATTGGTCCTGCATATTTTTTTACACTTTGATATGTATCAGGATTTAAACCAATAGGATCATCCTTCATTAAACCTTTTTCAAAATATTTTTTTGCTTGAGAAAAAGATTCTTTTGGTTTGTCTTCAACTGCTGTCAGACTACCGTCTATATTTTCTACATACTTGACCATTAATAAAATACTCTCCTCGTATTTTCTACGGGCTCTGGCTCATAGTCCATCCGTAGTTGAATTAATCCTGACTGTCTGAAACGCATCAACGCTTGAGTGACCGTATCGACGTAGTCATCATTCTCACCATACGGGAAAGCGGCACATTCTTCAATAACTTCTTCAGCAAAAGTTCTGTTCTCTGGATAATAGACCATGCCTGATTCAAACATCGGTGCAATTGAATTGACCCTTGTCCGTTTATCGTTACCCCTGGATGGTGTATAATTGGTTACGGGTATTCCTATTCGACGAAGTTCATCGGACAACGGCATACCGCTCGCTTTTGCTTCAATAAGAACCATCTCAGGTTCCCAGTAATTATATTCTTCTGACGCTATTTCTTTGAGTTCCGGGAAGTCCCATCGACCACGCTGCGCATCAAGTAAAATTAAGGCAGGTCGCGCGTCGTCAGGTGAGAACACACCCCAGGTAGTGATTGCACTAAAGTCTGCCGTTTCTTTTTTACTAAACGCAGTG